GCTTGATCTCTTTCTTCCAAGGCCCGAGAGAGATTTTCTTTCCGAATTTTGTATCGTGGCCGATATATACCGGTATCATTTTTTACTTCTCCACCTGTGCTTTCTCGATAGCCATAAAATCATAGTGAAAGCACCGAGTATCACTCCTAACAGGGTATTCAGCATAATTTGTATCATCTTCTCGGCTCCTTTCTTAACAAGGCGAGCATGGACTCGAACCATGTGGTGCGCGCGCCATAACCGTCACCGCCTTGCAATGTCACTATATTTAAGCGCCGCCAGGAAACGCATCGTCTAATGGATCGAACAGCGTACCTTTTTTAGCTGACGCCTTCGATGCCTTCTGCTTAACAGATACATCGGGCTTAACCTCTTCGACCTTCTCGGTAACTTCGCCGGTATCCGTGTCAACATTGGTATCGACCTCATCGATCACTACATTTTTGACATCTCCATAACCAAGCAACTCAGCAACCTTCTCGGTTCTTGGTTTGTCCTCTTCGACTGAGAACTCGGCATCAACGATATTCTCAACCTCATCAACTGTGTAGATACCCTTAAGCACATCAGGGTAAACATCTCTGATACAGAAAGTGCGTGCCCTGTTAAGAAGCATCCGATCAGGATAAAACGTCCAAGGACCTTCTTTTCCCCAAAGCTTCGCTTTTTTGGCATCACCAACAGTGAAGATATAAGTATATTCATCTCTGCCAACGCGCTTAGTAATGTATTTATACCCATAATTATCCGGGTATGAGCCATCGGCTTTGCGCTCGCCGAACTTAGCAGGATATCCATATTCCTGTTTGCCTGACGACTCCACAAGCCCCGGCACAGCATCGCCCCAGAGGCAAGGACGTTTGTTTATTACAGCGATATTCTGAATAGACTGCATCGGGGATAAGCCAAGCTCGAACCCGAACTGGAGCGCGACCACGACTCCTTCGGCCTTGTCAATCCCTTTTGGCGCAAGCCCTGAAGTAATAACATATCCGGCAAACCGCCACATATCATCAAGGGAAGATAGTTGGAGACCTTTCCCTTTGGCTTTGATGGTTGCCGGTAGAGGTTGTTTTACTTCTTTCGGAAGGTCCGGGAATTTCTCAACTGCTGTTTTATTTTCCTTCATTACTTCCCTCTATGTTAAATTGGTTGTGTGAAAACATTACCACAATTAGGGCATGTGGCCTGAATTGACTTGCAGGGCTTTTCCTCAACAACGGCCTTTAGTTTGGCAAGCTCATCCTCGTGCTTTTTTTTCTCTATTCCAGCGAGGCGCTTGGACTCACGGAGAGAGGCGTCGGCCTTTTCCCGCACAATACGCTTCTCTTCTTCGGCCTTCTCGCGCTCTTCTCTGGCCTTTGCCGCAACCGTGCGAGCCTTTTCTTCGAGAGCTTCTTTTTCCTTGCGAGCTTTCTCCTGCTCTTTACGTCTCGCCTCTTCGATCTTCTTTTGATGCAATAATGCCATTTTACGTTCTGCAGAAGCCAGACGATCTTTCTCCTCGATCTCTTTTTTGAGTTTTTCGTTCTCGCGGCGAACGCGCTCCTGCTCTTTGCGCTCTATTTCGAATAAGCGGGCAGCCTCTACCATCTCGGCTTTCTCCCGTGCGAGCCGATCCTCTTCCTCTTTAGCATGAGCGAGCCGGAGTATTTCCTCGTCCTTCTTTGCTTTTGCGATCTGGACGAAACATTCTTGCTGTTTAAGATAGTCCTCAAGAGGAATAATCAGCGCCTTGAGTGTCTTGGATATACCATCAATAGCCTGACCTTCGCGCAATGAGTTTTCTTTCATGAGCTTTCGGGTCTTTTCTAACTCAATGCGTTTGCCCGAAAGTATCTTCCGGCCGACCGCCGCCTTCTCTATAATCTCTGTTTGCGAAGCATCGGTCACAACAAGCTCCTTGGCCTCTTTTTCCCATTTGGCAGCGACCTCAAAATAATCCGTGAATTTATCGAGTATTATCTGTGCTTTTGACTTTTCGAGCCCGCTTTCATCAACTATAATTTGCAGTTGGTTATCCATTATTTACCACCCTATAGATTTAGAGGAACGAACATGCTCTGCATTGCCATCCGGCTGTGAACGCAACTCTTTCATTCTTTCGCCCCAGTATTTACCTGTTTCTCCTTGAAACCACGGGCTGCCTACTGGTGCATTTCTCCATTGAGATAGGAGCCCTTCGTATGACATAGAGTCGATGTGCTTTTTGTTTTCAGGTGTTAATTCCATTATGCCCCTCATTCTGGTATTTCTTCAATAGGTTTTGGAGCCATGGCCTTCCGCAACTCCGCAAATGCTTCTTTCCAATCATGCCCGCTATAGAACCCCTGCGGGTCTTTTACATATATAGAGCATTTTGTTTTAACCGTACCATCCTCGTTATATGTTTTATCATATTCTAAAGAACGATATTTGTTGCCAGCAATCCTTTTGAGTTTTTTCTCGGCATCTATAAATTTCATCACTTCCCTTTCTTTATCCGAGCAACTCGGTATGCGTTAGGCGTGGAGATTATATCGTAAACTTCAGGGTAATTAGCCTTCAGGAGCTTTCTGTCAATTAGATCAGCGCCGTTCTGCTTTAGATATGTAAACATAGAACCATCAGACATTGTTACACCTTCCGCATCGCCAAGATGTAATAGTATTTCGGCAAACGAGAGCTTTTCAGCCCTTTCTGTTGCAATCCTCAGCCCCCTCATTTCCACCCACTTCGAGATGAGATTTTCGTCTACATCAGCAAAAGAACCAGGTTGCCTGACAATTTTCTTGAAAACATTAATGTTACCGACCTCTGAGTCAGGCGGCGGTGTCTTCGTGAGAACATAGTTATTCCAGAACTGTTCGCCACGTTGTATTATGGCATTTATTATGTTCTCGTCACGGTTTACTACATACATCTCCTCGGTTAAACTAAACCGCCCCATAAGAACGGCTATGTGAGCCTTCTCCATGCCCGTACAGAGCATTTGTTGATGAACTTGGACGATTACCCTGTATGGCACATCGTCAGTACCAGGCTCGCCCCATTCGCTTGTGAGGCCTGTTGTCTTGGCTTCGACTATCTCAGGCTGGTCTGTTATTGTTTTGCCGTCAAGGTTACAAGCAAATAGTGGATGCTCTTTACAGATAAATCTCATTTTCTCAGGAGTAGTAATTATCTCCATTCCTAACTCTTGCCGGGCAAATTCTATCAATGCCGATTCATACCTGTGCCCGATAGACATCGCTTTCGATTCTTTCTCGCCTTTCTCCTGCGTGAATGTCTTTAACGCCCATACGTCAGCAGCAGTTTTGAAAGGATCGAGACTTTTGCCATCGTCATCAGTGAACAATGCTGCCATGTCACTTGAGCCGAGGAATTTCTTCCGTTCTTCTCGTTGTTGTTCAGTTATCGCCATATTAATTTCCTTGCTTGTCGAGGTTATAGGTTATCATTGCTTACCAACTCCCGGTCATAAGAGCAACGATGATATGAATGCCAAAATAAGCGAGCGCGAATGCGAAAAACAGTCCGTAGATTAAATATTGTTTTGACTTTTCCATATTACCCTTCTTTTTTTAACATCATTTTACAGAGAGCTACCGTCTGCCTGTATATCTCTGTGTCCTCTTTTGATACACCATGCTTGAGAGCTATTTTGTCAACGTCTTTCTCCCAAACATCAATAGTCTGTAGCTCACAACCTATCTGTATTAAATCGGCGTATGCAGTAATGTCAAAACAACCCTGTGATATAATATTTATTACATTGCCGTAGACCTGAGCATCGCCGGAGACCTGAGCATTGCCGTAGACCTGAGCATTGCCGTAGACCTGAGCATTGCCGGAGACCCAAGCATTGCCGGAGACCCAAGCATTGCCGTAGACCCGAGCATTGCCGGAGACCTGAGCATTGCCGTAGACCTGAGCATTGCCGTAGACCTGAGCATTGCCGGAGACCCAAGCATTGCCGTAGACCCGAGCATTGCCGGAGACCCAAGCATTGCCGTAGACCCGAGCATCGCCGTAGACCTGAGCATTGCCGGAGACCTGAGCATTGCCGTAGACCCAAGCATCGCCGTAGACCTGAGCATTGCCGGAGACCTGAGCATTGCCGTAGACCCAAGCATTGTTATTGTGATTCAAATTATTATGGCGTTGTATGTATCCGCCTTTCTCGCCTTTCTTCACATCGCCAAAGTTTCTTAGCGCTACAATGCGGTGCAGCTTTTTTCCACCAACCACCACGAAATCTTTTTTGTCGTATTTATACTTTTTCATGTCTCCCCCTGTTAAAATATATCCTCAACTTCGCAACCCAATACTTCCGCCCATCGTTTCTTTTCATCGTCAGTGAGAGTAGCGCGCTCATTTACTACCCGGCTTACTTTTGCTTCCTGCTCGCCGATGATCTGCGCGTAATTTGCCTGATTGAAATAACAGTCAATGATCTGCATCCTCAGTTTCTTGTTCATAATCTCTCCGACATTTAGGTTTAACTCTGTTATTTTCTCTTGTTGTAACAAATAAAACAATATTGTTGCAGTTGTCAAGTAAATAATGTATTCCCATAACCTATTGTAAACAATAAAAAAGGCCATACAATTAAGTACAGCCTTTATTCTGTGATGTCGGGATGTTGCAAAAAGCAACACTATTTTATATGTTTGGGAGCTTCGCTTTCAGTTTATCGGGAAGTAATTCTATGAGTGCTTTGACGGCTCCGCGCAGACTTTCAAAGATATCTGTCCATTCCTCGGGCGTTACCTTGTCGCCACCGGCACTATCAATCTCTCTCGCCCTGCTGTATTTATTAAATGCTTCAACGAGATTAATAATTAATGACCTGAATTTTAATACCTTTGCGCCAAAGAACAAAGAAAGCACGGTAAATACACCGGCGATTATTGCTGCCGCCGCCTGATCCACTAAAAAATCTTTAATGGTTTCTCCGATGCCCGCATAAGCAACAGATGCAAATAATATGACCATGAGCAATGTAGCACTGAATACATTAATACGTTTCATTCTGTCAACCCTTCTTTATTAAATCAACTATTTTAGGCGATCTCTCGCCTACTTGTTCGTACCATTCCGAATCTATTAATTCGTCTGCCGCTTCATTCCAATCATCCGATTTAACAGCATCTATAAACTTTACAAATTTCCGCAATCTTGTCATTCCCAAATTGAACATTAAATCAATAAGAGCCATCTTGCGGTTATGACTATACTTATAATAATCAGGGAATATCCCGTACAGGTCACGGATTGCATCGCCTATATCTTCTTGGAGTATCATGCGACTCACTTTTTCGCTTATCGGTTTAGCGTCAAGATTATGACCGTATCCTATGGTTAGATATCCGGCAGGGCATATATAAGCTTTCCCGCTAAAGCCCTCATTCTCCATTAACATATCGAGTAATTTATCATCCATAGTAGCTTCTCGTTTCTTGCCGAATATTTTCATTATCTGGTTTAGTATCATTTTATTTGCGAGCGTCCTCTAATACTTCCAGCCGAGAAATACGCCTCTCATACTCGGAAACCTTCACAGCGTAAACATCTTTCCACACGACATCATGCCTCAAACCTTCTATTGCGACTGTCAAGCAAGTAATATCTACCCGTAATTGGCGGACAGTGAGCATCAATACGACAACCAAAATAATCAGCGCAAATAGTATGCCCGGGGTGCTGTATTTAATGAGCCAAGCCAATGACATAAATTCCATTACTTCCTTCAATCCATTACATGATTAATATTAAGTTACCACTGTCCATTTTTCGCCCGCGCGAATATTTTCCACGACCGCCCTATCCCTGTATCTCCTGCCTTTGCCAACGATATTGTATCAGCATCAGCGTTCCATCCTGCAAACGTATTCCAGCCCCACGCATCGTCTATACCGAGGCTTTCCCGTAATGAGTCTAATATTGCCGGAGTCTTATCAACAAAGAACGTATCACCAGCAGAGGACACGAACATAATACTATACAGAGTATTTGCCGGGAGACTTGTTCCGGCGGTATCAGGTGCGGCGAACGTAATAAATGCTTTGACTGAATCCCCATTCGTTACAACGAGTTCATAACCGATACTATCCGCAAGAGCAACGGCGAAAGTATAGGCACTGTCCGCAGCCGAGTCTTGCCCGTCAAGAGCTCCTCCTTTCACCTGTACTTCCCAATCGTATAGAGTGTTCGGTATCAGTGAGGTTATCTGTTTCGTTTCGGTATTGGCAGCCACACTATCGACATACGCACCTCCTGTTGTCTCGACTATACGGAAACCATCTTCATTGAGTGTGTTGTCAGTCCATGTCACCGTTACAGTTGTCGAGCCGTCAGACGTTACCACTACATCAGAAGGTACTCCTGCCGCTACAGTCCAAGCAAATTTTAGCACCGTTGCGGTAGTGTCCAGTACAACATATTCCGCTCCGGCTGGCTCAGACTGCACAGAATCTTGATTTGACACTAAAAGAAAGGATGCTTCACCGCCTCTTGCAATCGTAGCCTCAAGTGTATCTTCTCCAGCTTGGTTAAATATTATGTTAAATATTCCGGGCGATATTCCACTTGTGCCAAGCCCTGTTCCTATTGAAGCGTCAAAAGCCGTAGACTGATTATACCCGACAAAGTTCTTATATAATGCTCCGGTAGCCCCGAATGTTTGTTTCGTGTTGTAAATGTCAATAAAGAAGTCGGCTGTTGAACCGTCAGCATCAATGTCAATAGAAAGCGTATCTCCCAATATAGAGAAGTTACTTGTACTCACATACGGCAGCGTAGTCACATTGAACGCCATGCCGAGACGGTAAACATTAAAGTCATTATTAGCGTTTTTATATTGCCCGATAGTGTCAGCATCAACGGTTGATAGAAATGCCAAGTCAACGGCTTGCCTTACGTTGGTGTAAGATGTTCGAGTAGAATCCGGCTCGAACTTCGCTGTTTTTGCATCGGACACCGGTATCGACAAATAATAAGTATGGTTAAATGCAAACTTGGTGACATCGGTATCAGTGTTAGAATTATTTGAGTATCCAATAGAATTGTAAGCAACAACATACAGTTCATAAGTTTGCCAAGGATTTAATCCCTCCACAGTCGCAGCTTCAACGTCAGCGCCTACAACTGCAACCGTTGTTGTGTCAGCAGCATTTTTCACAAAGAATCCAACTTCATCGTCAGAATCATCAGACCATGTGACATCAAATCCAACTGTCGATGAATCAACTATTGCGAATGACGAAGGTGCTGTTGGTACGGAGGCATAAGTGAATGACAAATATGCACCAGTTGCTCCTAAACCACCGGCTGTGAAACTCACAGATTCTGAATCCGTTGGTTCAGAATTATCATAATCTTCTTTTGATATTAAGACTATCCATAAAGTGTCATTTGCAGCAGCTACTACAGAATCACGGCCAGCAGAATTAAATATAATCGTATTCCAATCAGCAGAGTATGAAGCTGTGTTCCATGTATCATTAAGCACTGTTCCTGTATGAGCACCTCCAGAAACCCAACCATCAAACTCATTATAGTCTGCTGTTGTCAAAGTTGGGCCGTATGTTGAGGATAGTATATATACATCAAAGTCGTCAGTAGAGCCGTTACTCGAGCCGTCAACAAATAAAGAACATGCGGACACAGCAGCCAATTCTGGTATAATAAAGCTCGCGTCTGCCCTCATGACACTGAATCCAGTTAATTGCCCGATTAAAAAATATGTTCCTCTAGTTTCTGCTGTTTCGGGGTCTCTTGCGTCTGAATACGTTAACTCGTGGCCCATTGCCAGATAGCCATCTTCGGCATAAATAGGGTCTACGGTAGTGTTTGGGTCAACGGTTATCGGGAACACCTCTTCGCCTGTCAGGTTCACCTCATAGACAAGAGTATCGCCCACAACGCTTGAGCTTACAATTACATTATCTTTATTGGCATCCCAAGCCGTTGGTTTTGTGACTCTGAACTTGAACTCGCCTGCGTCATCTCTAAATATCAATTCGCTATTTGAGTCTGCTCCGTCCATGACAGCGTTTGTTTCCATTGCCCACTTGAGCGTAAACGTAGCATTATCATCTTCGAGGATATAGTTTTGCTTGACGCCCGTATTCGTTGGGATTGTTTCAATAGTGATACTCTCCGTGTCCGATAGAAATTCGTACTTGATTGAATAGTCGCCGCTCTTGTCGAAATAAGTATAGTCGTGTTGCTTGCCGTTCATCCATGTAGCTTTATAGTTTCCGGCATCGACATATTTGTCGTGTTTCCTGAGCGGGTTTAATTTAGCAAGAGCCGAGATTTCTTTCTCTGTTAAGTCGATAGGTTTGTAGGTAAAATCATCACTATCAAAATAATTAACAGGATTAGAATATACATGAGCCTGACGCTTATTATCCTTGCCCTTGAATATCTTAATATTGTCCCGCTTCTCGCCCTTTTTCAGCTTCACGACATGCGTTATTTCTTCGCCGACTTTGTACTCAGACAGAGGTCTATTATCAACAACAGAGCCCTTATCTCCAACAAGAAGCAAGAGTGTCGCTATAACCGCCGGAACACCCGCTCCTGCCAGCCATTTTTTATTCATTGCCATTTAAACGACCTCCCAATATTTAATAACCGATAGTATAATTATCCCAACAATCTCAACTGCATAAACATATATTATTTTATCTATTATATAGTCCATTATTATCGATCCCTCGCCTCGCCCTGCTCAAGTGTTATCGTGAATTCATTATCATTGTCAGGAGTCAATGCCGATTGGACCGTATATTTAATCCTGTTTACACCGTCTGCATACTGAATATCTACACCCGTTGCCGTTACTGCGACCCATACTCCTGTCGATGTTTCGTACATCCATCCGGCTATCTCTGAGGCACTTGTTTTGTCAATTACTGAAACATCGCCGCCGTCTGTTGCCCGGATTCTGAAGAACAGGTATGTTCCACCTCGGATAGATGCCATGACTCCCTGAAATATCGGGGTAGTATCTTCATCGAAAGTAAAGCCATCAGAATTTACCAGTGTAACGACTGCCGGTCTATTATTTAGGCTGAACGCAGTTGCAATAGTTCTTTGTTCTCCTGCATCTCCACCTGACGGCGATACATCATAAGGCGTGGCCCGTACCCATACTGACGAGGTTTTCTTTTCGCTCTCGCCTGCATCTGTATATGAATCCCAATAGAACGTATGCGCGACCCCATCTTCATCGGTACTCAATACTCTCGGGCTTTCGCCTCTGACTTCATCAGAAGCAATGCTCGTAGCGGCGGTCGGTGCATCTGTGAATCCGTATGTATATGCCCCGGTCGTATCAACATGATAAAATAGTATTGTCAGATTGCCAGTGCTCGGAGTAATGGTATATTTTTCTGTTGTCGAACTCCATGTAACCGTGAAAGTAATCCCACCCAATGTTATAACTGATCCGGCGTTCATCTTTGACTGAAGCTCTGTTGCCATTGCATCGCCATCGTCATACGAGGCTGAGTCCAGAGTAATTGATTCTGAGCCTCCGCCTGATGTGAAGCGTATTTTATTATTGGCTGCACCTATCGTAAAAAAGTCCGTGCAATTCGCGAATCCTGTCGTTGCTGAAGCTTCCGAGTATTGGAATACTACTCTCCCAGGTGTATCTGTCATATTTCTTAATACAAATTCTATCGGCACGGCTCCACTTTGCACAGCAGCTGGAACATAAAAGGTGAGAGATCCGTCCGCTAAACTATCAGTAACGCTTATTACCCCGGCTGAGGTGAGAGCATTTTGCCATATTAGAGTATTCCCGGTTGTTATTAATCTTTCGAGATTAGTTGACGGCGATCCCCAATCAAGCAGCGGGAAAGTATTCATAGCTGCTGAGTTTGCAGAGAACGCCGTTTCAGTTCCAATCTCATTCTTTGCTTTGACCTTGAATGTGTAAGTTGTATAATCTGTGAGTCCGTTTGCTGTTACCCTGCCGGACGCTCCGCCGTTACTCCAATTTGCGTACGTGTCCCACGTTTCGGCTGCTGCAATTCCATCAGTATCAATATACCCGGCGGTAGTGTTATCATAAACTGCATATTCCACCAATGCAGAATTATCATTATCATCAAAATCGAAAGTGATAGTTCCCTGTCCCTCGGCTTCTGAATCGCTCAATATCGATGCTGCCGCCGTCACATCAGCGGTGAATCCGAATGTACTGGCGGCATCACTGCCAGAAAGCGTAAAAGCAATTGTCCCGGTATCAGTTGTTACTGTGAATATATGAGTTGTCGTATCGTAAGCACAACCGAGAGTAATCGCCTGAGTATTTGACAACGTATTATCAGCGTTCATTTTAGATGCGAGTTCGGTTGCCAGAGTTGCCCCGGTATAGGTCCCATCGTCTACATCAATGCTTGCCGTTCCGCCGTCTCCACTCGTTGTCAATACCAGGACATCATTTGAGCTTGAAATATAAAACTGTTTGTTCGTGTTGAATATCGGAGTTCCGGGAACATTCGCCGGGGTTGCCCCAAACGCTTCAGGGGACAGGTCAGCTACTCTTTTCGATACAGCCAATTTATACCTCGATTGCTGTTAAGCTAATCTGATGGTTATCAAGATTATCTATTCTTCTTATGACTTCCCATTTCTTTCTATTCATTTCGGCGGTTGTAAACAGGTCATCGAGTCTATTATTCCTGACATTAATATAATCGCCAAGCTCCACGCCGAGAGCGTTTTGCCATGTAGTTAAATCTACCATCCAGCGCCGCTTTGTTGTGCGCTCAATTAAATACTGAAGTAATTTGTTCGCCGTTGCTTCATCACGGATCGCCGTTGCTTTAAAAACGAATGTGTTCGTAGTAATAATATTATTATAGGAATCCGCACAAAGCGTTTTAAGGGCAGTTAATGTTTGACTGTTCTCAAGGTATGCCTCTGTCATATTGGTTTCAACAGAGCCAGCGACACCATCACCATGAGTCATGTATAATACTTCTTCTGTATCGCCGGTTGCATAATTAACTTTATATTCTAAGGTAAAATCGTTATAGACTTCATCGATAGGAACGGGATATATCCGAATTGAATTCGGCGCTATTGGATGATTGGTAAATACTTCGTTAGTAGCCACCGCATCTTCGTCAAATATATCAAGATCGCCAGGGATATATCCAGCGTCAGAATCAGAAGCGTTCGGGTAATCTTCGTCTGCATCGAATATATGCACTGATAATTTATCCTCATTATCCCAATACATTCTTGATTTGCTTTGTCTGCTGAGTTTATCAATTATCTCCATTGCTTCTTTACGGTCCAGTATTTGTAATGCCATTTTCCAAGCTGTTAATGTTGTGGCGGCGGTATCGAAGGATGTTTCGTTCAGGGTATCACTATCGAGTGACATTTCATCACGTGCAATTGACTCAATTATGTGCGCCGGGTTTTCGTAGAGAGCATTAAGCGTTGTTATTGTTCCATCTGAATCGTAGTGTCCTTGTCCGTAAGTATATAATTCCTTCACTTCGTCAATTGGATAAGTGGCAAAAGCCCATACATCATATATATTAACATCACCCGTACTATCTTCTCTGAATAAATATAATTCGTATTCGTCAAGGGGGGTATATAGTCTTTCGTTATTAGCATCTACAAGGAAAAATCCGTATTGGTACTGGTCGTCTTTTGTCCAAGGAGTCAGGTTTTGAAGTTGAGTCCAATCGTCAGCATCGTCATAAGCTGTTTTTTTATTCCTGTTAATCATAAAGTGCAACAATGTCGGGTCGGCTCCTCCTGTAAATTCAGCATAAACCACAAACCCAATTAGTGATGCCTTAGAAGCCTTTGCTGGTGACTTGAAATAATATTTGAATGTACCTGTATAATCAGCTAACGTTCCGTATGTATCGGTATCGGTATCATACGTATTCGCTATGTCTGTAGCGCCTACCCCGGTAGCTGCATGTTTGTATGGCATCACTGCCGATAGTGCCTGAAAACCATGCTCATAAGCACCCAGAGCGTCAGGGAATCTTGTTGTGTCTGTATATGGGGTAATTGTCCGTCTTGATTCTCCTGCTGCATCCCACACCACCACACCACCCTTTGACAATAACATCACATAGCTATTTGAGTTCGAGTCGAAAGTAAATATAGGGAAACTTCCGCTTTTAATGCGCAATTCACTAAATATAAGTTTAATGCTTTCGTTTAAGTTTTCAACTATCGGTATTTTAAAGCAATCAGGATAAGCGATATTTATTAAAGTCCCTATTGGACCATACCCGGAGAAATTAGCGACCCCTGTTTTGTGTAGTAATGTATTCTCAAAATCACCATAAACTATCGGATAAGGTTTTCCCATATTGCTATCAGGGCTATTCGCCCAATTATCATCGGTAATTTTGTTTTTCGGTATTACAATATCTTTCTTGAAATTGTTCTGTCTCAGTGTTAAGCTTAATGATCTATCATTAATTTCATACGAATCTATGACTCCCGTCCACTCTTTAAGCATACTCGTAAGCGCTGACGGGACAGGTTCATAAGCGATATATACTGTTGCTTCTTTATTGTCAAGATTGTAAGTATTGTATTTCAATCTCAACACAACGCTTTGAGCTACATATTTAATATATTCATCGTAAACTGGCGCGGCACTTCCGGCATAATCGTTCTTGCTCAGTATCATGAGCTTTAATGTACTGCCCGCATTCGACACAACTGCGGCTCTTCCGTCTGTATTAAATCTGATAGCGTTGGCTATGCTGGACGCGGAGAATTCTTCCGTCCTGTAAGTTTTATTTAATACGGTATCTGTGTAAGCTGTCAGCCCACTTTGCCAACCAGCGAAATCATCATACATTAAGGGCGAGCCATATGCTGACCAGTTCGCTTCGATAACATAAATTTCAAAGTCACTTGCTGCGCTGTCGTTTGATCCGGCGAGAATTAATTCGGCCTCTTCGCAAGAAGTTAATCCGCTCGGGATATCGAACTGAATAAATCCTCTATAAGTATAATATAGTGCCGGTTCCCCCACGCTCCTTCTTCCTACTGTTATGTTGGCATACGAAATATCGTCTCCCGCAGTAGCTTCTCTCGCTGTCTGGTAAACAGAACTGCTTTTTTGGATTCTTCCTGCTCCGGGCGTTGAGACTGTTAACTTGTCGTCTATATCAAGATTAGTGGCAAAATCAATATCTTGCCCGAGATCAAGGTTGCGGATTGTAACGCCTGATACTTTCCCCATACCTCCGTATTTATCAATTTCCCAAGTGATAGACCCGCTACTTTTTAATTGATTCTCAAAAGTATCTGTCCCTATAGTCGCTGCTTTAGTCCCGAGAAACATATTCGCATCCGGTATATTGACAAAGACGCGCGGTTGTTTGCCAGTATTCAAATAATTATCAGTAATATTTGCGGGGAGAGTTCTTGCCATTATTTATCTTTCTTGAGCAATTTTCTTATATGCTATTATTGTGAATGTCTGTTTCCCTGTTAATTTTAAACACCTATATTCATCTTGAGATGGTTTATCTTCAGTCTCTGCTTCAATATTAATACTCTTAATATCAAATTCTATCATTAATTTGTTTAATATTCGCTCTATTTGTTTCTCCATAATTCCAGATCGTCCTTTCATTTATGTTTCACGTAGTAAAACTGTTATTCGTTTATAGAGTCCATTAGCTGTTGGTTCGTTCTTAATGCTTGCTATCGAAATCAATTTTACTGTAAATGGGTCGGTATTATAGTCTGTCCAGGTGAAAGCATTGACACCGCCGTTTATATATGTGCTGCTAATGAATTCTAAGAAGTCAGCGAAGTCAGTAATAGTATCAGCTTTAGGCAATAACATCGTATATTCATAAATGAATTTGTGAACCGCTCTTTTGCTCACCATCATATCGCCAGCGTATGTAAATTCTACATCCTGCATCAAATCAATATTATCATTGTCGCCGACAAGGTGACCGGGATTCCCTGTGCCGAATGTGAGTGTTTTTGTGACGGAGCTCGAATTGGTATAAGAGAAGGTTTCAGCCATTATTATTCTTTCAGAAAGTCAAGTTTATGATCTCTCCACAAATCACGGAGATTTTCAGCGAGTTGGATACGATTAGTTTGGTAAGGCTCGCTATTGAAATTCACTGTTAAGTTTGATTGTGCGATTTCTTTATTAGGAACTATTTTTCCGCTTTGTTGAGGTACAAATAATTCAGGGCCTTTCTCGCCGACTACATACGGATTACCTGCCGCGACTGCTCCTCCGGCAGCACGAAAGCCGAGGAAACCTTTTAAGCCTCCGGCTGCTATCCCGAATCCTCCACCGGTGACGAGATTAAACAAAGCGAATATTGCTGCTTTAGCGGCCATTTCTGCGGCCATTCTTAGAAGCATACGCCTGAATGCCGTGGTTATATTTTCAAAAGCATTGCCAGCGGTCATTGCGGAATTTGCCAGCACGTTAGATATTTGTTCTCCTAAGCTCACCCAGCCTTGCGACATCTGTTCCGTTGCCATGACTGACGTATTTTCCAATCCTGCTGACGTATTCTCCCATTCGTTCATTGCTTCCCTTCCCGCGGCGAACTCACCAGCAATTCTTGTTACTGGCAATGGATCAAATCCAGCAGTCGGTTGCAAGAATGGCGATGTTTTTGTTCCGGCTCCGAGACCGCCAGTATAAGCAACGCGATTATATTCTTTAATTGCTTCTGTTCTTTTGTCTATTGCATCTGACTCTTTCTTTATATTTTGCCACGGCAGCCCTTTTGTAACTGGCCCTACTCCTCCAGGGAAACCAAGCTTCCCTCTTTCCGGTTGTGTAATTGAATTTCTGATCGCATTTAGCGTAGGTATTCTACTGTATTGGTCAATTACGAATTTGATATTACTCGCAATCGCATCAATGTTTTCTGCTATTTGTACTGATCCTTCAAATACTGATCTAAAAGTTCCTTTGTATTGTTTCAAATATTTAAGGCTATCAACGACATTACCTACATATTTATCTACTTTTGTCTTTACTAAATCTTCATTTGCTTTCAACCATTCCGTTGTTTTTAATATTGTTGGTTCAATGGCACGAATTAATTGATCGCCTATTAATTCCGTAACATCACCAATGTAATTTTTCATTTGTTTCAATTTTGCATTGAAAGAATTCAATTCCTTTTCCGCTGCACCGCCAAATTTCTCAGTTAAAACATCCATTGCAAACGCGGCTTTTTCTGTGGCGGACATAGTTTTTAATATAGGATTCGTTGCCGCTTTGAATTCCGAAAGATACCTCCCCATTATTTCTATATTACCGCCCATTGCCAAGCCGACATTCCGAGTTGCGGTTGTAATGTCAAACAAACCGGATGCAGCCACATCCATGGCAAGCTTAGTACCTCTTAATGCCTCCCCGAAATTATCAGTGAAGATTAACATTTTTTGTAATACTGCGACAGTATCAGTATCGCCGTATTTAGTGGTTGCCTGTAAAGTTTTGGCAAAACTATCTATTTCACCTTCGACATCACCCCATGATTTACCTTGTAGTTCTAATTGTGTTTTTAATCGCCTGAATATTTCTTCCTGCTCGGCAGCGACACTAATAATTTTTTTTGATGCTAATACAAAGGCGGCGGCAAAAGCTCCAACGGATACTGCGGCTTTCTTTAGATTAATTTTATTGAATCGCCGTTGCGCTTCTTGGGCAAAGCTACTCGCGGTACGTTTCGCACCTTTCATTTTAGTTTTATACTGAGCGTCATTTACCCCGAGCTTTACAAACAGACTTAACGCCATTTGTTATTTACCTCTCTTTGCCAGAATATCACGTTGTTTCGCTTCAACTTCTTTAATTCTTGAATATGCCATCCATTCAGTCATTTCATAAGACGGTATCCGGTCAAGCATTTCACACACGGGCATCTTCAATTCTTCCGCTAAGCTGAAATAGAATCTTCTTTCAGGATGCCCGGTGAGGAGTTTTTTTCTGCTCTCTTTGCCGCTTCCTCGCCGATGCCATTAAGTGCGAAAGCTTTCCTTGCAATTTGTTCAATTGCGCCTCCGTTCTTCTTTTTAAGAGCCTCAACATCAGACGCTTCAAATATCGGTTTTTTAGTTTTGGGATCGCACGCGCAGATCACAACCATATTAAAATACAGATTATCTTGGCTTACTATGCCTTCTTCGTCAATAACACCCTCGAATGTCTTCCCGCGCTCGCTTGCAGTCAGGGATATAATGAGGACATCTACCCCCCATTCTTTGATATTAATAACTTCTGTTGGCAAATCTTTTTTTGCAAGTATTCTGTCTCTCAACTCCATTCTGTAACCTCACATATTATGTTGTTATGGTTTATGATGTGGCGCGGGTAACGTCACCATCAACCATGAATGACGATGGTATTTCATGGAGCGCGCCGGTTTCTCCATCAATGGGAGTGTAGCTTGTAAGAATAGCATTGAACTGATATTCGGGATTCGTCGCGCCGATTGCATCGGTACTTTTCCTTACCTTAATTGCAACTGCGGCGCCACCATCATAAACAGCCCATAATGTCGCGTCTACTTCTGCTGAAGCAAAATCCTGCGCCCACTGAATATCAAGACTTGCATCATTCAATCCTGGAAGCCTCGCCCGGGAATTGTCGCCCATGCAGGTTTTGTCAATTTCTTCTGTTGACAGTGGGAGCGTTAAGCTTCTCACGTGATCGCTCAAAGCAACAGTATTAATCATCACATACGCATCTTTTAACACTTCTTTTGCCATTATACTATCCTCCTGTTTACTGAGATATTCTCAGATATTAAAATGCTGTTAGTATTCCCATCTCTACTAATATAGTTGAGGCATGAGGCGCCCCACCTTCGACATTCCATACAGCCCTCCACCATGTATCTGTTATAGCGCCTGACACACGAGTAGCGAATTCAGAGCCGACTGCGGTTAATTGTGTAAATGTTATTCTATCGGACGGAGAAGCGTCAAATGCTTCAGCACTATCAGATTGTATTTTCACATCAATAGATGTTCCGGTAAAACTCGTACAGTGAATTGCGGCATACAAATATTGTGTTGCTGTTGCCGCCCCAACTTCGTATGCTGTTCCGTTGGCATCGGCAGCCTTGTTCCCTGACGCGAGTATCGTTCCTCTTATAATTGGGATACCTTCGGAATGAGACGCCGCCGCAAATGCAAACATATCCCCGACTTCACCGGCCATTTCATATTTTAGCGAAACACCTTGCGAGAAATATGAGATATCCCCTGCGGTGACACCATCAGGGCATAATGATATCAGCTTATTCGCTACCCCTAAACTTGGAGATACTACTGTATCAACTAAACCGGACCCGGCGTCAAAAAATCCTGAGTGTTCAATGTCAAAAGCATTTATCCCACTTGCCCTCCCTCTTGAATTTTCCCCGAACACTGTTTTGTCTTTTGCATCATTTGACAAATCCAATTTTAATTGATTGTGCTCAGACGTTAAATCGAATTCATCATAATAGATTCGAGCGGCTTTCAATACCGATTTACTCATATCTTATCACCTCATTCGTACCAGATAATATAATCTTGGGCTATGTGTTGACGTTCTGATGTCTGCTCGTATAAATCTATTTCATCTTCAAAGAATATTCGCTGTACTGTACTATCACCCATCGTTCCCGTAAAATCTCTCAATGCTAATTTTACTTGATCGGCTATGTTTTCCACATCCTCATAAGTTTTGCCCCATATATCTATTTGGTATCGAGGTCGATACGGGCCGCTATCTGTTCCCATAACATGCACTTGAATATCGCTTATTTGTCTGAATGATATTGCTGGCATCACGGCCTTTGGAGCTAAGATGTTCGGATAAATACGCAGTGCCACAAGTGCAGTAATGGCCGCCGTGCCTGATAATTTTGTATATATATCATCTCTAATTGACATTATGTTATCTTCTTTAGTTTAAGACTGAGTGCTGTTTCAATACTTTTCTTATATTTAGTTCCTTTGTAGGCATCATATACTGGTCTGAAGAATGGTATAGCTAACATATAAATAGTTCCATATTCGAGAAAGTAAAGGTAAAATGCTTTTGTCCTGTCCACGGCCACATAAGCAATTGATCTTCCTTTATCTCTGAACTTCCTTGCATTTATTGACTTCCGCCCTACCCCGGTGCGGGAAGAAACACGGGCTCTCATTTTATTCCGCATGTCTAACGCGACTTCGAGAACTGAATCTTTAACATCGTCATCATCTGTTATGTTTATTAATTTATCAAATGAACGATTAAATTTGGCATGAGATTTTTTAACAGCGCCATTATCTGTTATATCAAATAACGCATCAAACGAACGATTAAATTCTTCTTGTGTTCCTGACCGCATCAATGCCATTATATAAATGTCTCTTTGCAAAGCACTATGAGTTGAATATTACTTTCGTTTGGATTTATTGGATACTCGATGTTGAAATATCTGTTGCCAAATTTGAATCGTTTGACTGGTATTATCCCGGTGCGATACCAGATAGTTATTTTATGCGTTACTTCTGATTGCGTTTGCCGTGCAGAAAAGAATTCGCTCCCGCTCAGGGTATTAATAGCAGCCCATACAGTATCTTCATCTACCCATGTTTCGACTTCTTCGCCTGCACCTGTACGAGTAACCGTTGAATATTGTATTGTAACCCTTTTGTTTAATTTGCCCGCGCCAACCACTTAAAAGCTCCAAATCTTGTAATTGTAAATAATGTTTTCAAGCTGCTCTAATCTGGCAACTGTCTTCCCCTCAATTACTGTTTCCCGATGTGAATACATATCCGCGCAGAATAATTTGATGTATTGTTTTATAGGAGCCGGAACATCCGATCTGGCGTCACCATACCCAGCAATAATACGAGCGAGCACTGGATTAGTCGGCCACAAAGTATCAGACGGCCAGCTTTTACCATAATCAAGTTGTATTCGGCCTGGCTGGTGTATTATATCGACTCCATAATCATCAGTTGTAAGTGTGTTAAGAGTCTCGCCTGAATCGGTATATTTAACATAGGTAACAGATTGTAACGGCGATGCTGGTAACGAGATATAATCTAAGCTCGGCGGGAACCTGTCAAAATAAACGTCCCATGTCTGAGTCAATAATGCACGGTTACAAATAGCCTCTGTGTATTCTCGCACTGTTGTTATAAGCGCATCAAGATAATCATCCTCTGCGCTTGTCGGAGCATCCTTAATGACGCTCACCGCAAAATCACACGTTGCAACTGCAACGGTACTAACGACTCGGATATATTGTTTTGTTCCGGTATACTGTATCTCCTGCACAGCGTTGTCATTGGCCTCTGTGACCTGAGTAAACGCACCACCTGACCAATCAGTATATGAGGCATTAGTATCAACATCCGACTCTTGTATTTTTACATCAACGGTTCCGCTCGTTCCATTTGTGCCGGAATTCAGACTCACCAATGAACTAAAGCCAGCCACGGTGACGCCCGATCCCTTGAGACTGTACGCGGAGGCCACAACATGATCCCCGGGAACAATGCTCTGCTCAACTGACAGATCATCTGCAAAACTTGTTGAGTCGATGCGTAGATGCTCTTTTAATTCAGTCGTGGTTATCGGCTCAATGGTTGGCGCTGTTACAATAGATTTTACCACCGTTTACTTGCCTCCTGCCCTTTTCTTTCGTGCTGATCTCTTCGATGTGGTTTCAGGCGCCGGGAGAGCAGTCGCGGTTTCGACTTCGACTTCGCCAACGGCTACCGCGTACCCTGCTTTTATAAGTGCTCTGGCAACGGCATCGGAGAATTCAATTTCAGAGCCAGCAGAACAATTGTATTGTGGCCCGGCGATATTAGTGTTTACTTTTACTCTCACATTACCCCCCTTTAATAGATTCGCTTAATGCTAAACTGTCCTGTAGTTATTATACAATTAGTGTCATCTGTTACATCTTTCACATATATTTCTAAAGTATTAGCTCCAGTTAAAGACACAAAAGCACTTGCAGATGATGTTCTTGCATCGTCCTGTACTGCAAACTCAGCATGTGCATGTAGAGCATCAAGCCGTGTGGCAAGATGAACAGTACCAACAGACGACCAGTCAGTATATGTTCCTGTTGCAATATTTACACCTTCATCGTCTGTTAGTTCAAATGTTTTATCACCTTTATTGGCAATCGTATAAATATTATCATTGACTTCAACCATACCTACAACACCGGTAATCTTAACTCTATCGCCGTTAGTTAACCCATGGTCGGTAGAGGTCGTTACAACTCCAGGGGTTGCTTTTGTTATACCTGTTATAGCTGTTCCTGCTGCGACTGTTGTTATCTCAAATACATCAACACCATAAACTTTAGCTCCTCCTGCGGACTCTATATCGCCAGAATATGAAACTTCATAAACTCCAGTAGCTCCAATAGTAATATTATGAGTTCCAAAAGCAGCATTAGAAATTTGCTCTGGCATATCAGCTTCAAATATAGTAAGCTTCTCGTAAGCATCAACTAAGGCAATAGTTATTGTAGTTGCTGTATCTTTAAGGTACAAACCAGCGAAGTCAGCTCCGACAAGTTTTCCTGCACCGTCATTCCCGACCATTACTAAATGATCCGAATCGTTTATAGCAAAATTGGCGAGAGCGCCACCAGCAGATATAAAGTTCAGGGTACCACTCAGATTAGCAACATCATCACCAATAGTTATTGATGTCTTTGCAAGTAAACCATTCGTCACGGCATTATAATATAACATTCCACCATCAACGATGAGGCTCTTGCCAACAGTGAGGCTATCAACTACTGCGGCTTCAGCATCAGCGAAAAAGTTTCCGTCTACCTCTATCGACCCCTCAATGCCTGCGCCTGTAGGAGCATGATCCCAAGTTGGCACAGAACCACCTATTATCTGCGTGAAAAGACCATTAACAAATGCCGGGTGCGGTATTCTTAACGGATTAACAAAATCACTTCCGGATAAGCTGTTGTCAACTACCTTTATTGAATCAACAGAATCACCCGCGAGTTTTGGCAAAGTTACAGCCTCGTCAATTATATCAATAGTCGATATGCTCTTTGCCGTGTTCCTTACCTGTGACTCTGAAATCAGCGGCGTTAGGAGAAACAGCGATAATATCAGCAGTAGAATTATCTTTTTCATTACTGTTTCCCCCGGGTTGAAACTATGTTTGTGATTATTGCATCAGTGCCGCCTGATTCAGCAGAGAAGTTAAGTCTCAGCGAATCCGCTACCGCCACATTGGATGATACAAGCCCCTCATTCCCATCTGATGTATAAACTGTCGGATCAATATCGAGATCGGTCCAGCCGGAAGTGCCTGTTTTTGTCTGTAATCCAATTGTGACATTTGTATTAATGTCCGTTATTTCAAACAAGAAACCGGCGATATTATATCCCCTGACAGAAAGACCGAGTGTTGCTCCTACAGCCGACAGCGATTCACCTGTCGAATCTCCGACTGCATAAGGCGACTGTAAATTAAAAACCCAATTTTCTCCGTTGTTGATATATGTTGCCCCGGTATCAGTTTCATAAAACGTCTGGCCCTGCCCTGACAATGTTGTTGGCTTTGTATCGCTCGAGAGCCCTATAAAAGAAACCTTATTGAGAACCGCTCCCAAAGAGAATAGAAATACCAGCGACAGGACAAAGAATAATAGTAATTTGTTTTTCATGATATATTCCTTTTTAATGGGGACGCACAGAGTACGCCCCTATTATCCCTATCGTTTACTGGTTATAATATCCTCGGGTGCGAACGTAAAGCTCCCATACCTCATCTGATGTTAGCTGAGTGACAGATTGAGAAATATCGCCTAAATCTCCCGTCCACACATTATCAATATTACCATCACCATCTTCATTACCAGAAACATATACCAGTGCAGCAAGGTTCTCCATGCCAGTATATGAGCCGTTATCAACTGCCGTTGCTGCAACAGCCACACCGTCCACATACAGAGTAATTCCAGCCGAAGCCGAACCACCGCCGGCGCCATCATAAACTGCCGTTACCATATACCACGTAGCCGTTGTTAAGGCAGCGTCACTTTGCATTGATTCATAAGATGGCTCGCTGTCATCACAGATCATCATTGATAAATATTCATCCTCATCAATAAAGAACGCCCATTCTTCAGCGGTATTCCCAGCCGTCAAATCGTATTTAGCGAGTATCATTTGTGAATCTGTGCCAGCGACAACGTATACCCAAGCATTTGTCGTGAATCCGTTAGCACCTCCGGCATCATCAAAGAAGAAATCGGTATGGTCGGTAATAGTTCCACCGTCATCGACACCATCCATATCGAGGGCATATACTAGCCCCTGATCTATTTGATCGTCCGCTGTCATAGTGCCAACATAAGTCATATCATGATTATGCGGCGATAAGTCCATCTCTGTAGTTATTGGTGTTATCCACGCCAAAAGTAAATGAATGTCAGCATCAAGAGCCAGAGCGGTGGAGGCAAGTTGATAAGTGAACATATCATTGAAATCTGTTGATAGATCAACGGGCGCGAGTGTGCCGTCTCTTATCTCTGTAGTCGAGACGATATTCGGCCCGAGGTCATCATTGCCGATAGCCCCGGTTGGTATCTTCGTTGAATCAACAGCAGTAGCCGCTAAATCTGCGTTGCCGACTCCAAGATCCCGGAGAGCATTTGTCTCAACAGAATTAACCTGATAATCACCCTCGCCTACACCATTATCGGTAATAGTAACCGAGTCAACAGCTGCAAGAGCAGCAAGCGCGCCTACATCTCCACTCATAATTATGGATTCATTCCCAATCCAAAGCGTAGTGGAGCCCGCCCCAGAAGTCGTATCGTCAATTAAATTGGCGTCTGCATCTGTGCCTATGGCGATCCCATTAGTTACGGCAGGTGTACCACTGATAGTTTCTAATGTTAAAGTAGTCGGAATATCGGCGTCTTCTAAAGCCCTATATGCCGGTGCAGCAGAAGCCCCATTGGATTCTAAGAATGTGCCATTCGCACCAAATTCTAATTCTATTATAGTGCTGGCACCATTACTATAGAACGATCTCCAGTTAGTTGGCGTTGCTAATGTTGCAAGATCAGCATCACCTATATCAATAGCAGCTATTGTACCGTCACGAATCGCATCGGTATCAACGGAATTAACCTGGTAGTTTCCAACGCCTAATCCGTTCGCCGTAGTATTTGTACTGTCGATCCATGCAGTAATTGTGGCAACAGTAATGTCCACCCCGAAATCCCACGTTCCCCCATCAATATCAACTACATCACCATCATTCCATTTAATAGTCGATGTTGAACCGTCTGGTGCGAGGCCGGATATGGTAAATACCCCGCTCGGGATAGATATTACACCTGCCGAATCAGATAGATCAGACAAAGGTGCCAGCTTGAAAGTCATTACTCCATTGGTTGTAAGAGTGTCAGTCACAAGCAGATAGTTTGTTCCTCTGTCTCCACTTAAGCCGAGTATTTTACTCGCTACCGATGTTCCCAGAGTAACGCCATCGACATAGTTTAGTTCGGCTGCGCTTGATGTGACCTCCACCCCGCCGATTTTCCAAGACCCCCTAAGAATATCAAGCACCCCGCCGGTTTCGATTGTGATCTGGCCGTCTGTAACAACCTCAAGTGAATCTCCGCCTCCATGAAATATCAGGCCGGTAGAATACCCCACCTGAGCGAAAGCGTCTTGGTTGCCGTACCCTGCGACCAGAAATAACGCAATAAGCACAACTAAATAAATTTTTTTCATAATATCGTTCTCCGATTTTGAATTTATACCGTGTAAGGCGGAGCGCATAGAAACGCCCCGCCACTAACGATATTTATGCCTCCGCCGGACTGACTACCAAAGTGGCCTGAGAAATAGATGAGTGATCCGAGACAGGAGTTTTCCGCTTATGTGTCAAGATGACACTGCCCGTGCCAAACGCAATGTTTGCCGTTGCGCTTGTGACTGCAATTTGAATATACCGTTCTTCCGGCTTGTCAATTTCGAGCACTAAAAGAGTATTATTCAGATCGTCATTAGCTCCTGATGTTGCCGTTGCTGTGGCCCCTGAAAGAGCCGCCATGCCTGAGTCTGAATCGATTGTATTCTGTTGCCCCGTGATTGTTGCAACGCCAGTATCAGCACAATCCTCAATCGGAACAATGAAGGTCACGCTCTCATAATTCTGCATGTCAATTCTGTCAGAATTAGTGTCCGTACTACTGGCATTAGAGATGGGATCGAGAACTTGTCGAATTTCTTCATTCTTTATAAGATTCATGTTTTAATCTCCGTTATAATAAATGTTATTGTTAAATACACCTTAAATTTAGTTGTTAATATTTATCCTAATTTCACGCGAGCAAACGCCTCACTGAGAACCGGCATACCGTCAGTTTCCAAGCGTCCGATATACCCAACCTGATTCGTTTCGGCATAAAGCTCCGCAAGGCGCTGAATCTGCATGTTAAGAGCATCGGCGATGTGATAATAACTGAAGTCGCCATAAATACCAACATATAATCCGGTTGTGAATGTATTCGGCATGAATTCGCTCTCATGGACCGGCTGTCCCAGAAGGGTATCGGTCGCATCGCCACGAAGTCCGGCCTGCCAAATATACTGACCTTCACCGTTTTTCAGTTTTCGGATTTGCTTGATAGCATCATCGTGAAAGAGCCATCTGCAATTTACCCGGTAAGCTGAACGGACTTTGTGTTTACATTCAATAAGGCCGTCACCTGTTATTGATGTCGCGGCGTTGTCGGTACTCACATCACGACCGGTTGCAATGCCATCGTCAGAGGCAACCATAAGGCCGAGAGGTTGTCCAGCGCCTGTTCCGTTGATAAAGGCGTTCTCTTCGGGATAAGCATGTTTATAAGCCATCCTCTCCTGCACAAGCCCTTCAACATTTCGTGCCGATGCCCGGAGAAGTTTCGCCGATACCTTGATAAGTTTTGCTAACGGATGCGGATTCAATTCACGCTTACCGACTGACATGGTGCTGTCTTCGTTTCCTGTGCCGATTTCCTTCGTCCACGCGGCATCTGCTGGGTCATTATCGAGCGATACCATGCCAAGGCTCGCGGCATTTGGAACAGCGTGTTTTGTCGCAAACTGGCGAACTATAAACATCCTGTCTTTGGTTTTAATCATTTCATCGGCGAACTCTTGAGGCGTTACGAGATAACCGCCGTAGATGTCCTGATCCATCGCCAACGCACGATTAGCGCTCACTTCATCAGCCGTAATAGCTTTTTCTCCGCCCGTCAGATACCGATGAAAAATCGAATTCTGCATTGTGTTATATTCTTTATCATCGAGAGCCTTCCGACCATTACTATTGAACTTAACTGCCAATGCCCTTACTTCCTGTTCCCCGGTTGCCCTGTTCGGCTGCGCACCTTCACCATGCTCAAGGTCTAACGGTGTACCTACTGCATCGCCGAAATCATTCTGACCGTCAAGAAATTTCGAGCGCTCGTCTCGATCATTTATTACTTTTATATCATCGTTAAGGGTTTTCATATCGGCGTTCATTTTTTCATACTGTGATGTTTCATCGCCGGTGAAGTCTCTTTTTTCTTCGTGAGTCTTGTCATTAAGCGCTTTCATTTGATCCCAAATCGTTTTGCGCTTTTCCTGTAATTCCAATACTTTATCAGCCATTAATTGAATCCTCCATGTCAAGTTTAGTTAATTCGAGATCGCGTCCCCTGAATGCCGATTCATGCCCTTGCAATTCATCTGCATCGTTCCCTTCGCTCCCTTGAGCGTCAGGATCAGGGTTGTTATTTCTATACTCTTCGAGTGATCTTAATGCCACTTGTGTATCCGGGTATGCCGGATATGTTACCGGGGACACATCGAATAATTCAACTTCTACAAGTGTCCGCTCAGTCGTATTTTTCTTGGGGTCTTCATTCCACTCGTCTTTTATAGTCCTAAAACCAAAAGACTGTTGCGTTATGTCCCCTCTATCTATTTGTAGCATTAAATCGCGGGCGAACTGCGTATCAGGAGGGTCAACCTCCATAAGCAGCCCGGTGTTATCTTCTTTGAGTTTAAGTGTTTTGTTGGTTGTTCTCCCGAGTACATAATTCGGATCGTGATTGAATAACGCTCGTACATCTGCTTTCCTTATTGTCTTTCTGAAGGCACCAGGAGCTATTTTTTCACGAAAGCCGTACATTTCTTCGCTCCATGAATCAAAGACAGCAGCATAACCAACTATCTTCTTTTTCCCTTCATCGCCAACAACACGCAATTCAACATCCATTACTCTCCGTTCAATATCATTCATAACTTCCCCTTATCCTGCGGTTATGGTGCAATCACACCCTTGATGTAGAGGTGGGTGCATCGTTGGGCTTTTTATTTCCATTGTGCCGTCTGCATCGTCTGGATTGAGTATATCGCCTGTTGTTGCAAAGACACCGCCACGGCCTACTTTCTTTCCATTGAGTGATTCACAGAACGGGCAACTTTCCCCTTGAGTTCTCCATACAAGATCAAACCCAGCTGAAAGAATTACATATGAAGCGAAAGCATTGTCGCCTCTGACTGATTCATTTAATGCTATCTTGTCCGGGCGCTTCTCTTCCCATTCATCAAGTCTCTGTTCGAGCACTTCGGGAAGTTCTTCTTCGGGCGTTTTATCAACGAGTGATCTTATCTGTCCCACCGTTGAATTGACATGGCGCGATGTGTACCCTGCGCTATAATCATCAACATATTTATCGAATTCTACTGTACGCTCGCCTTCTCCGCCAACTTCATCATGAGTCGCCGCGAATATTTCGTCTGCAAACGATTGGAATACAGGACTCATGTTTTTTTCGACATAAACAGAATCTTCTTTTTGGAATTCATCGAGCCATACATTAAATTCATTTAATTCATTATTCTTAATACGTTTGTTTATTTCTTTCTTGATATTATTTACTTCTCCACGCACTACACGAGACGCGGCATCATTTATTAATCTTTTATATGCTTTGCTGATACGGTTACGATGCTTAACTGATCGGTTCTCTATCGGTAATGACCTTTTGTTTGATTCAAAACTTCTTGAGCCTCCATTATCCATTGTCCCGACCTGATCGGCAGGAACCATATTGAGCGGGACAAGATAAACATCGCCGCCCTCTATCGGATTCATATTCTCCCTTGCCCTGACATCGTTTGCACTGAGGAACCCATTCTGACGACCTATTTGATAAGAACTGTATCTTGCTTCTGTATCGCCCCTCAATAATTCCTGATTATCAAATTTATAGAAATACGTTTTCTGCTCTTCTTTGGGTAATGTGTCAATATCGAATTGCTGTTCCCAAAGAACTTCCCAAGGCCCCATTGTATCAATATCGTAATCAGTGTTTGAATGCTCTATGTTCGTGAAATTGGTTTTCTCCATATCTTTGAGTTTATGCGGCGGTATATTGAACCATCGGGCTATTTCAGTGACTTCGAATTTCCTCGATGCCAGAAATTCCGCATCTGTCAACGGCATAGTAATTTTATCGAACTTAACTTCACCGCCGCTTATTACTGCAATCTGATGTGATTTGTCGAGACCGGTTAGTGTTTGATTTAATTCTAATTTGAGTTGATCTTTTGCCACTTGATCCATTCTACCGGGTATATTTGCAATTAATCCGGGGTGAGCTCCATTGCCAAAGAAACGAGCTGCGAATTCTTCATACGCAATTCCGAGGCCAATAGATTCACGGGCAAGCGACACAACAGAATATCCTTTAATCCCATCAAACCCAAGCCCGGCGATATGTATTACCTCTTTGGCTCTTAATGTTTTTGGGGTGCTGTTGTTTAATTGATATTCATAAACTATTTTCCCATTCTCTGTTTTTACTGTCATTTTATCAGGGCGGAGTATATGTAGGCTTTTTATTCTTCCAAGTCTATCATATATTTTTTGTATATAAGCATTCCCCCATAATAACAAATGACTTTGTAATGTTTGTTTTGCTCTCGCGGCTGTTACTCGCTCATTGAATTTCTTAAATGCAACCCAGTACATATTATGTTCTAAAGCTTTTCTTTTCCCGCCGTCTGGCATTTCTTGATATAAATAAAATGGCATTTGCATTAATGTTCCTGATATCTGCGCCACGGCACAGTATACCGCAGAAAACGTAAGCGCGTTTGCTTCGCTTACCTGTACGCCGGAATTAGATTCTGAACCGCCAGAAGCCCAATTGACAAGCCACCGTTCAGGCGTTGCCAATGAGCCCCGAGCCTCATGTAATGTAGGAAATAGCCCCATATTATTTATCACCCTTCAGAAAACCGCCAATTATTATTAACGACCCGACAATCGTTAATGCGATCCACGGCATAAACATCCAAAGCCCGGATAACAATGTCATGAGCCCGATTATAATAATTATATCACGAATTATATCACGCCTTTTAAAGAATTCTTTTATTTTCATGCTCTGAATACCTCGATTTTCATATCTTCATACGTCATGGCACGTGAAATTGCCATTATAAGCGCTACAACACCATCTATTTTATTTTCATTATTGTCTTTTGTTGGGTAATAATATTTTACCGGCCCGCCGCGTCCTTCTTTCCGTACTGTGTTCGATACCATCCATGAAAGAACCGGATCGCCGTTATGTCTGATTTTATTATCATAAATGATGGCTTCGAGCTCTTTCATCGGCTCAGATATATGTGCCGGGCCCTGCGGAATCTCGACGCACTCGAAATCTCCCCATTCCATGATGTTATTTACTAAATAAGTTGACTCTCTCGGATCAAATGCAAGTTCCTGTATATTAAAATCGCTCGAATACTGTTTTAAATCTTCCTCGATATAAAAGAAATCTGTTCTTGCCCCCGGCGTTTTTGTGAGCCAGCCTTCATGTTCCCATGTTTGGTATTGAGCGTTCTCTGGCAGGTTAATTGTGTCCTCCGGTAGGTAATATTTGCCGAAGACCGCCCATTTATCATCTTCCATAGGGAACAGCAGTATTAATGCCGCGATATCAATTTTTGACGCGAGGTCCATACCTAAAAAACAATCACGCCCTTTAAAGTCATTAAGCGAAAGGCTCACATCCTTACATTTATTCCATAAAGACATATTCATCCAGGCCGATCCCGCGTTCATCCACTGATTGAGATGTTTACATCGATTAATATTCTGTGTACTGACTCGCTGCAATGATTCCTGATATTTCTCATGCAAGAATTCTTCCGACACGCTTACATTTATATTCGGATTAACTTTTTTCCAGTTCTCGAAGTTCTCCCAATCCGCATCGTCCTCAAGCGCATAAATCATAATGAACCACCGTTCATCCTCAAGTACCCCATCGAGTATTTTACGGCAATAATCGTCCATTTCCTTGCAAGGTGACGATATATCCGTTCCGGCAGTTGTGATAATGAACTGTAAAGGCTGCTGACGGGCTCCCATACCGGTCCACATCGCATCGATCTGTTCTGATGTCTTATGCTCGTGATATTCGTCACTAATCGCACAGTACGGGCTCTGACCCTCACCTGGCTTACCGATTAAACGATGGAAAAAGCTTAACCCATCCTCACGAAAGATTGAAGTAGCGGCCACTTCTAAATTGTACGCCTCTTTTAACCCCTTCGCTTTGTTTACCATCGCTTTCGCTGGTCGGAAAACTTCGTTTGCCTGGTCCTCTGACGTAGCGCCGCAGTATATTTCGGCGCCCGGCTCCGCTTCGAGTGTCATCATATCAATTCCTACCGGTGCAGCAATAGTAGTTTTACCGTTTTTCCTTGGTACGAGCACAAAAGCGCGCCGGAAACGCCGAAGTTTTGTTGATTTATGCTCCCATCCGAACAGATTAACGAACAAAAAGCATTGCCACGGCTCTAAAACAAGCAGAGTTCCCGCCCATTTGCCCTTAACATGCGGTAAAAGCTCAATAAACGTGCAATTTGCCTCTGCTCTCTCGTTATTAAGTACGTATGGGAACTTCTTTGTTTTCGCTCTGTGTAAATCAGTTTTAAACCGCTTGCAAGCCAGTACAATCCATTTACAAGACGGGATACGACCGTTTACTACATCGTCAGCGTATTTCTTGGCTTTCTGGACATGCGGATATTTTATTTCAGTCATATCGCCCTGTTTTTAAGATTCTCAAACGGATTGTCTTCTTCTTTCGGCGGCGTCACATTTATTCTTGTCCTCGCACTCGGCGTCATTCCAAATTCGGTTATCATTTTCGATGCGAGTTCATAAGCTCGATTAGAAATACCCAGCATTGGGTTTTGAATAATATTCCCGTTGGTTGTTTTGATTGTCATACCCTTATCTTTGATACTAAGCTCGGCATCAACGTGTCTACCCCACGCCTGACAGTACATCGCCAGTGCAGCACGGTCAATATCGGTAAGCAGTCCGAGTTTATACAATTTCTCTGAAATTCTGCCCCATTCTATCAACGCATGTTTTGAAAGATGGTCCGGCGCTGATGGAATATTCGGATTAGGCCTTGCTTCGTTCTCGACTGCACGGTCTCTTCGGAATGAACCTTTGAGTAATTTTAGATTTGTTGGTACTGGCTTACGTCCGGGCATCTTCTTCCTTTTTCTTATAAATAGTATTCAATTTGACCCCTTACCTTCAAAGTGTCCTTGTATCTATTTGACT